ATATTATAATGATATCTTAGAAGTCTCAGAAAAAGAACTTAGAATAGCTAAAGACTCACTAATGTCAGTCATAGATGATATAAAAATTAAAAAACCAAAAACTATAACTAAAATTGTTACGGAAATTATTTATAAAGACATACCTGTATATTATACGGATACTCTACCGTGTGACACATTTAACATACCTTTTACTCACGTAGATGATTGGATTACTATAAATGGAAGAAGTCACAATGAAGGATTAGATTTTAAAAATATAAGTATTACCAATGATCTACTTATAGTTACTGGAGAAAAGAAAAATGGTTTATTTAAACGTAATCAACCAGTAGTAACAGTGACATCTAATAATCCTTACCTTGATGTAAGAAATATTAGTAATTATGAAATTAAACCTAAAGTTCCTTTTTATGATAAATGGTGGTTTAAAGCAGGGTTATTTGGAACTGGAATATTAATTGGAACAAGACTATAATGGCAGCAAAGCAGATGCAAAAGAAAAAGCTAAAGCTATATCTACTAGAAATAATAAAAAGAAAAAATAATATGAAAGATAATTACACTTTTATTTATTGGAACTAATATAAATTAACATATAGATAAATAAGACCTAGATAGAAATCTAGGTTTTTTTATTTAAACTTTTTGTGTTTAAACTTTTTTTGTATATTTGTTTAAAATTAAATAATTTATTATGGAAAACCAACAACTTACTCCAGAACAAATGGAGGAAAAGAAAAAAGAAATGATGCAGTTTTATGAGGAATCAATGCCTTATTTAGATGCACAGTACAAGTATGAAAAAGTTCTTGCCGACATTGATGAAGTAAGACTAAAAAGAACTCAGATTCAAATGCAGTTTGCTATGCTTGCTCAGCAAAACCCTGAGATGGAAGAGGATGAAGAAGAGTATGAAGCTCCTGTTAAACCCATAAAAGAAGAGCCGAAAGCAACTTCTAATAGAAAACTTAAAAAATCATAAATGGCTTTAGTAAATCGCATTGAGAAAAAGGCAATGATGCCTAAATGGGATTTAGTAAAATTTCAGATTATCACTTACTGTTATTTAAATAGAGTAACAGTAAGTGAATCTGAGGTTAATTGTTTAACTCTTTTAAGTTTTAATGAACCAACAGAACTTACAGATTTTTGTTATGACGCGTCTTCAGAAGAAGATTGGATATTTAAAACACCACAATCTGTAAGAAATGCTATAAATAAGTGTATTAAAAAAAATATAGTAATAAAAGATAAAAACAATAAAAAGCTTATAATGCTTAATCCCGATATGAAATTAAAAACATCTGGTAATATATTACTAGAAATAAAGTTTTTTGCTAAAGATGATTCCGAAAAAGTATAATAAAATTGTAAAGACTATATCTGAAGATTTAGATATTGATGAGTACAAAGTTTATGATATAGTAAATTTTTTCTATAAAGAACTTAGAACAAATTTATCTGATCTTTCTGACTTAAAAATTAATGTACCTGGTTTAGGGCATTTTTTAATTAGAAAAAATAAAGTAGAGCAATCTATAGAGAAATGTAAAAGAAAATTGAATGTGGTTAATACTTATTCTTTTTCAGGATATCATTATAAAAAAACAACTGAAGAAAAGTTAGAAAAACTTGAAGCTATTAAAGTTAAAATAGATGAGTTTTTAAAAGAAAAACAAAACTGGAAAGATGCAAAAGATATTTGAAGCTTGGAAAAATAGAAAGCAAATAATGGAGGGTTTAAAAAACTCTCTAATACGTAAGAGTTACATAGAAGCAATTGCTAGTGACAGATATAAAATATGTAAAGACTGTAATAAAAAAGATGACACAGGTAAAGAGTGTGTAGTTTTAGGTACACAGCCTTGTTGTAGTTTATGTGGTTGTTCATTATCTTTAAAAACAAGATCTTTATCATCAGAGTGCCCGGCAGGAAAATGGCAAGCATTGATAACTGAAGAAGATGAAGATCAATTAGAAAATTATAAATAAAATGAGTATAGTATTTAAAGCAGAAGATCATAGTTACGTTAGCTTAGAAGAAGATAACATTAACTGGATATCAGTAACTACTTTGATTTCTCAGTTTAAAGAACCTTTTAATTCTAAAAGTATAGCAGAAAAAGTTAGTAAAAATAAGAAATCTAAATGGTATGGTATGAAGCCTCAAGAAATTGAAGATGCTTGGAAAACAGAATCTGAAAGAGCACTTGAATTAGGAACTTTTTATCATAATCAAAGAGAATCTGATTTATGTTCTTTCGCTTCAATAGAAAAAGAAGGTATACCCTTACCTGTTTATTCTCCAATAGAAAAAGAAGGTATAAAGTATGCACCGGAACCTAAACTTACAGAAGGCATATATCCAGAACATATGGTTTATTTAAAATCTGCAGGAATATGTGGTCAATCAGATTTAGTAGAAGTAATTAATGGAAGGGTTAATATTATTGATTATAAAACTAATAAAGAAATTAAAACTGAATCTTATGTTAATTGGGAAGGGATTTCTAAGAAAATGCTTCATCCTGTAAATAATTTAGATGATTGTAGTTTTAATCATTATGCTTTACAATTGAGTATTTATATGTATATTATATTAAAGCATAATCCTAAACTAAAACCTGGAGAAATATACATACATCATGTTGTTTTTGAACAAGAGGGTGAAGATGAGTTTGGTTATCCCATTTATAAAAAACTCCCTAATGGAGACCCTGTTGTTAAAGAAGTAATACAAATGGAGGTCCCATACTTAAAAGAAGAAGTTATGTCAATTGTCTTTTGGTTAAAAGATAACCCTAATCAAAGTAAGAAAAAATGAGAAAGCGTATTTTTTATCAAGCTGTAAAAGTAAATCCTGATAAACCTATAGAAATAATTACATTACAAAAAGGATATATTTTATTTAAGTGGAAAAATAGAATGTTATGTTATTTAAAACCTATAAATAAAAGCGTAAAAGATTTTCATTCTAATGTTTGTCCTGATCTTATATACAGAGAACTTAGTGGTTACATAGTTTGTGATAAACATGTACTTTTAAACTTAAGTACATATATTTATAGTGCTTATAATTTTTGGGATGGTTTAAAAAATTTATTAAACATTAAACCTAAAAAAACTAAAATAGATTTTTTATGATAGTTAAATTATTTGATATACAAAATGGTAAAGTTATACCAACAGAACATTGTTATACGCTAGGAACATTAAAAAACATAATGGATAAATATCCTGATGATTATTTAAAGATTTATCAGTATTTGTTTTATATGACTTGTCCTGATCCAGATGCTAATCCATTTTTTCATACTCCAGAATACGATAAGGAAATACTTATTATAAACGAAATAGATCCAGATTTTTCAACAGAAGATGAACTTATTCAAAGAGCTTTGGCATTTTGTGAAACTTTATATGAGTCACCAACTAAAAGAGCTTATGATGGTATAAGAAAAGCTTTAGATAGAATAGCTAATTATATGGCAACAGCTCAAATTACAGACGGTAAAGATGGAAACATTGGTCAGATTAGAGCTATGGCTAAAGATTTTGAAGCTATTAGACAATCATTTAAAGGTGCATATAAAGATTTACAAGATGAACAAAAATCAAGAATAAGAGGAGGTAGCTCTATGGCTTACGATCAATAACTAAAACTACAAAAATGATAAAATTTACAAGGTTAATTTTAAATATTAAATCATCTACTATAGATAAAATAGATGACTTACAAAAAGAGTATAAAGAAGAAATTGAAAGAGCCGACATGCTTAATTTAGATTTACCTTTAGTACCAAGGTATACTTTAACAATTGATGATTATGACATAAAAGAAAAAGAGTATTATGTTAGATCTAAAGATATTATTGAAGTTTATAAAGACAATGATGATATAACTTGTTTAACAATTGATGGTGCTAGTGATAAACCTTTATATGTTAAAGAAACAATTGAAGAAGTCTTAAAACATATTGATTAATGGAAGACTTTATTAAAGACATACCAACTTATGAAAAAGATAACTGGACTACTACATCTTTTAACTCAAGAGATGAATTTAAAACTTTTATAAAAAGTATATTCTTTGAACCTGGTAAGTATAACTTTAATAAAGATTGTTTGATCTTTAATGAGCAAGGCACTTTTTTTAATAAAAATGATTATTACTGTGATGCACCTTTTAAATCAAAAGACTTTATAGCGTATTGGGATTTTGAAAAAGAGAAATGTAGAAAAGGTATAATAGTAAAGTCTGAAGGTAAAACGTGGTTTGTATCTAGAGACTATTACATGTGGTTAAATTTTTTACCCATATTTGATAAAGAAAGTCAAAAGTTTGGTTTTGCAAAAATCCGTGATGCTCAATATCATATGGCATTATATGAGCTTTTAGCAGAACTAGATTATAAACATGTAGCTATTCTTAAAAAAAGACAGATAGCTTCTTCTTATTTTCATGTTGCTAAATTAATTAACCAAGTATGGTTTGAAGAAGGAGTCACTCTTAAAATGGGAGCATCTCTTAAAGATTATATAAATGATAAAGGTACTTGGAAATTTTTAGATGAATACGGTAACTTTTTAAATCAACACACTGCTTGGTACAGACCTTTTAATCCTATGAAGGTTATGATGTGGCAGCAAAAGATTGAAGAAAAAGTAAATGGTAGAAGTTTTGATAGAGGTTTAAAAGGTACAATACAAGGTATGTCCTTTGAAAAAGATCCAACTAATGGTGTAGGTGGGCCTGTTAAATACTTCTTTCACGAAGAGGCCGGTATTGCTCCAAAGATGGATAAGACCTATGAGTATATTAGACCTGCATTAAAGTCTGGTATGATTACTACTGGTTTATTTATTGCTGCAGGTTCTGTAGGGGATCTTGCTCAATGTGAACCTTTAAAGGATATGATTACTGATCCCGTATCCAATGACATATATCCTGTAGAAACTAATCTTATTGATAATAAAGGAACATTAGGTTTGTCAGGTTTATTTATTCCTGAACAATGGTCAATGCCCCCATATATTGACGAGTACGGTAACTCTAAGGTAGAAGAAGCTTTAATTGCATTAGATGAACAATTTGCGGAATGGAAAAAAGCATTATCACCTGAACAATATCAACTTAGGATCTCTCAGCATCCAAGAAACATAAAAGAAGCTTTTGACACAAGAACAGTATCAAAATTTCCTATGCATCTTATAACAGCACAACAAGAGAGAATAAAGCAAAAAGAATATCCTTATGAGTTTGTAAAATTAAGTGAAGATGCTAACGGTAAAATAAAAGTTGAGAATACAAATAAGTTACCAATATCAGAATTTCCAGTAAGTAAAAAAGCAGAAGATAAAACTGGTTCTATTATTGTTTGGGAACGACCTGTTGAAAATGTTGAATTTGGAATGTATTATGCATCTATAGATCCCGTGGGTGAAGGCCGCACAACTACTTCAGAATCACTATGTTCCATATATGTAATGAAAGCCCCAGTTGAAGTTACTAGAATGAAAGGTGAAGATATAGAAACATATGTTGAAAGAGATAAAATTGTAGCAGCTTGGTGTGGTAGATATGATGACATAAATAAAACACACAAGCAGTTAATGCATATAATAGAATGGTATAGAGCTAAAACTATTATAGAAAATAACATATCTTTATTTATTCAATATATGATAAGTAAGAATAAGCAAATGTATCTTGTTCCCAAAGATCAAATGGTTTTTTTAAAAGATCTTGGAGCAAACAAAAATGTTTATCAAGAGTATGGATGGAAAAACACTGGACGTTTATTTAAGGATCATATGCTTTCATATGCAATAGAATATATAAAAGAGGAAATTGATCAAGAAACTAAACCTGACGGAACAGTAGTTAGAAAAAAATACGGTGTGGAAAGAATACCAGATACTATGTTATTAGTAGAAATGGCTGCATATAATGATAGTGTAAACGTTGACCGTTTGGTTTCATTTGCTGCATTAGTATCTTATATGAAAATACTACACTCAAATTTAGGATTTAAAAAGAGAATTGAAAGAGATGATGCAGCTAAAAAGTTGCAAAAGTCAGATAATTTATATAAATTATATAATAGTCCGTTTCGTAATTTAGGTAAAACTAAAAAAGTTAATGGACAAAAGGTTATTAGAAGTGCGTTTAAAAATCTTAAATAAACATTATGCAAGTTTATAATGCAATGCAGCTCAAAAAAGGAGCTAAAATAAAAGAAAACAGGATGGGTTCTATCATCCAACCTTTGCAGTTTTTACCTGCTGTAGAAAAAGATGAAGAGTGGGCTGCTTGGAATTTAGACTGGCTAGAATGGAATGGTATAAAACAAATTAGAAAAAATGCTAGAAAGCTTCTTAAAAATTATAAGTTAGCAAAAGGTGTAATTGATAAAAGAGATTATATTGTTGAAGAAAATCCTGAGTATAGAGATATACTAGATTATCTTACACAAGAAGATGACACAGCATTAGAATTAAAGTTTTATCCTATTATTCCTAATGTAGTAAATGTTCTTGTTTCTGAATTTGCAAAAAGAAATACTAGAGTTACATATAGAGCTGTAGATGACTTTTCTTATAATGAAATGCTAGAGCAAAAGAGAGCTATGATTGAAGAAGTTCTTCTTGCAGATGCACAAATGGAAATAATTTCTGCACTTGTTAATCAAGGAGCTGATCCTAACAGTGAAGAATTTCAACAACAACTAGATCCTGAAAACCTTAAAAGCTTACCAGAAATAGAAGAATTCTTTAAGAAGGATTATAGATCTATGATTGAACAATGGGCAGATCACCAACATAAAGTTGATGTTGAAAGATTCAGAATAGATGAGCTAGAAGAAAGAGGCTTTAGAGACATGCTAATTACAGATAGAGAATTTTGGCATTTTAGAATGATGGAAGATGACTATGAAGTTGAATTATGGAATCCTACTCTAGTGTTTTACCACAAGTCTCCTGATGCAAGATATATTTCTCAATCAAATTGGGTTGGAAAAACTGAAATGATAACTGTAGCAGATGCAATTGATAAATATGGTTATCTTATGACTGCTGATGAACTTGAAGCTTTAGAAGCAATTTATCCAATCCGATCTGCAGGATATACAATGGGGGGTTATCAAAATGACGGTAGTTATTATGATTCTACTAAATCACATGCGTGGAATACTAATATGCCTTCTCTAGCAATGAGACAATATACTTCAGCAACTTCACAAAGTATATTAGAAGGGGGTGATGTAATTAATGATGTTCTTAGAGAAAGTGAGGCTTATGAAAACGAGGGAACAGCTTATCTAATTAGAGAGACTGTTGCTTATTGGAAGTCTCAAAGAAAAGTGGGACACCTAACAAAAGTTTATGATAATGGTGATGTTGTTACAGAAATTATAAGTGAAGATTATACAATAACAGATAAACCACAATATGATACTAGATTATTTAAAAATAAAACTAGAGATAATTTAGTGTTTGGTGAGCATATTGATTGGATTTGGATTAATGAAGTTTGGGGTGGTATTAAACTTGGTCCAAACTTACCTAGTTTTTGGGGAATGAATTCACCGGATGGATTTTCTCCAATTTATTTAGGTATAGACAAAAAAGACATTGGACCATTACGTTTTCAATTTAAAGGTGATAACTCTTTATATGGTTGTAAAATACCAGTAGAGGGTGCAATTTTTTCTGATAGAAATACTAAGTCTACATCTCTTGTAGATTTAATGAAACCTTTTCAAATAGGATATAATATTGTAAATAATCAAATAGCTGATATTCTTGTTGATGAATTAGGTACTGTAATATTACTTGATCAAAATGGGTTACCTAAACATTCATTAGGAGAAGATTGGGGTAAAGGAAATTATGCTAAAGCTTATGCGGCAATGAAGAACTTCCAAATACTTCCTTTAGACACAACTATAACAAATACAGAAAATCCATTAAACTTCCAGCATTTTCAAAAACTAGACATGGAGCAAACTAATAGATTAATGTCTAGAGTACAACTTGCTAATTATTTCAAACAACAAGCATATGAAGTTATTGGTGTTAACCCTCAAAGAATGGGTCAACAAATTAGTCAACAAACAGCAACGGGTGTAGAACAAGCTCTTAATGCTTCATATGCTCAAACTGAAATATATTTTATACAACATTCTGATTATTTAATGCCAAGAGTTCATCAAATGAGAACTGACTTAGCACAGTATTATCAGAGTAATAATCCTTCTACAAGATTAACTTATATAACATCGGCAGATGAAAAAGTAAACTTTTCTATTGAAGGTACTGATTTATTACTTAGAGATCTTAATATATTTTGTTCAACAACTGCAAATAATAGAGCTGTACTTGAACAATTAAAACAACTAGCTATTAGTAATAATACAACAGGAGCTAGTATTTATGATCTTGGTAAAATTATTCAGTCAGATTCACTTGCTCATTTAAATACAGTAATGAAAACAGCTGAGCAAAAAATAGAAGAGCAAAGAAATCAAGAAATGCAACAGCAACAACAAATGCAAGAACAGGCAATGCAAGCTAAGGCACAAGAAGAAAAAATGAAACTTGATCATGAGTCTATGGAAAATGAAAAGAATAGACAAAAAGATATTCTTATTGCTGAAATTAGAGCTGCAGGATATGGTTCTATGGTTGATTTAAATGAAAATAAACAATCTGACTATGTAGATGCTATGGATCAGATTCGTCAATCTGAACAATATCAAGAACAAACTCAAATGCAAAGACAAAAACAATCTATTGATAATCAATTAAAGACTGAAAAAAATCAAATAGAAAGAGAAAAAATACAAGCTCAGAAAGATATTGCAAATACACAATTACAGATTGCTAGAGAAAATAAGAATAAATATGATTCTCCACAAAAAAATAATAATAATAAATAATCGTTAAAATTAATATTATTTATTTAGCTATATACTGCAGAAAATTACTTAATAAAAAATAAGTAATTTTAAATTTAATAAGTTTATGTGTAAATAAATATGTATATTAAAGTATAACAAAACCAACAATATTATGCAAGAAGAAGAAAAGTTACAAGATTCTACAACGGTAGAAGAAGTTGAAATTAACATTGATGACATTTTTGGAGGAGTAGGAGCAGACAATGTTATGCTTCCAAAAGAAGAAAAGAAACCTTCTATATTTTCCAAAGAAACAGTTGATACATCGTTCATTGACAAAACTGAAGAACAAGAGAATGCTAGTGGAGCATTAAACAAAAATTCTTCTAATTCTGTAGATGTTACAGAATCTACAGATGATGTGATTAATGAGCTAGACTCAATGATTGCAGAAGAAGAAGAAAATGAGTTTAAAGGTAAAGGAGGTAGACCAAAACTTGATAAAAGTGGTTTATTTGAGTTAGCAAGTAAAATGATTGATGAAGGATCTCTTATTCCTTTTGATGATGATAAACCTATAGAAGAGTATACTGCTGCAGATTTTAGAGAATTATTTGAAGCAAATTTTCAAGATAGAGAATCTAAAGTAGCACAAAGAATTCCTCAAGAATTTTTTCAGTCTTTACCACCAGAGTTACAGGTAGCAGCTAAATATATTGCAGACGGGGGTCAAGATTTAAAAGGATTATTTAGAACTTTATCTCAAGTAGAAGAAGTAAGAGATTTAAATCCGGCTAATGAAAATGATCAAGCTGAAATTGCAAGACAATATTTATATGCTACAAACTTTGGAACAGCTGAAGAAATTGAGCAAGAAATAGAAGATTGGAAAGATTTAGATAGATTAGAACAAAAAGCTAATCAGTTTAAACCAAAACTTGATAGAATGCAAGAGCAAATTGTTGCAAGACAATTAGCTGAGCAAGAATCTAGAAAACAACAACAAGCAGAAGCAGCTCAAGTTTATACAGAGAATGTATATAACACTCTTGTTCAAGGAGAACTTGGGGGTCTTAAACTAGATAAGAAAACACAAAGTATGTTATATTCTGGTTTAGTTCAACCAAATTATCCTTCTATATCAGGAAAACCTACAAACCTGCTTGGACACTTGTTGGAAAAGTATCAGTTTGTAGAACCAAGACATGATTTAATTGCAGAAGCATTATGGCTTTTACAAGACCCGGATGGTTATAAAGATAAAATTAAATCTATTGGTAATAAAGCTGCTGTTGAACAAACAGTAAGAAAATTAAAAACTGAAGAAGGACGTAAACAAAATTCTAGTTCTTTAAATACTAATATGGAAGAAACAAGTTATAAAAGTACAAAACCAACTAGAACTATAAAAAGAAATACTAAAGGTTTCTTTAGTAGATAAATAAGTAAACACAAATAAATAAATAAAAATGAGTACACCAGTTTTAAACAATGGTATCTTTCTACGGGATACGGCTTATCAAGCAAGCTCGCACGTAGATTCTTATCACTTGGTTAACATGTTGAAAGATGCAGAACCTATGGATATGGGTCCGGTAGATCTTTGGGCTATGGCACAAAGAGTTGAAATGCCTCTTTATCAAATGGCTAACTTTGGAGGTAAGAATGTTATTAACGTAGACAATGCTCGTGGAGAGTATAAGTGGCAAACACCAGTGTCACAAGATTTACCTTATGTAGTTGAGGACATTGAACCACTTAATGAAAATAAGGGAGTTGATGGAAATACTTTCCGTATCAAACTTAACAGACGTGAATTTGGTCATGGTGACCTTATTACTTATGATAAGTATAATGGAGTAGAACTTTACATTACGGATGAAGATATTCTTCCAATTGGTGATGGATTTATCTACACTGTTACTCTTGTTAATAATGGTAATGCACGTTTCTTAGATAATCGTTTCTTAGCAAATGGTACTAAGTTTTTCCGTAAAGGTTCTGCACGTGGGGAGTATGGAGAGCGTTTCTCTGATATTACTACAGGTGCTGGTTTCCGTGAGTTCTATAACTTTGTAGGTGGTGCTGAAGCACACGTACACTATTCAGTATCTTCTCGTGCTGATCTTATGATCAAAGGAGGAATGAATGCTGATGGTACTGTACCTGTAACTGAGATCTGGAGATCATTTGATCGTTCAGTAGATCCTTCTATTACTTCTTTGGAAGATATGGTTAAAGTAATGGGTAAAGATAAAGTTAAGAAAGCTTTTGATAATGGAGATCTTTCTCGTACTTTCCTTACACAAATGGAAGCAGCTCACCTTACAAAAATTGCTAAGGATATTGAGACCTACTTAATGTGGGGACAAGGGGGTAGAGTTCGTCAAGATGGTCCAGATGATGTTAGATTATCAGTGGGTCTTTGGAAACAACTTGATAACTCTTATAAAAGAGTATACAACAAAAACAACTTTACATTAGATTTATTCCGTGGAGAGATTTATAATTTCTTCAATGGTAAAGTTGATTTTGAAGGTCCAGATCCAAATCGTTCATTAGTTGTACAAACAGGTATGGCAGGTATGCGTCTTGTAAATGAAGCTATTAAGCAAGAAGCTGTTTCTTCAGGTCTTGTAATTCAAGCTGCTGATATCGGTGCAATTACTGGTAGAGGTATGGACTTGAACTTTGGTTTTGCTTATACTTCATATGTAATTCCTTTCTTAGCAAATGTTAAGTTTGTATTGAATCCAGCATTTGATAATGTTCATACAAATGATATTGAGAACCCAATTATTGATGGTTACCCATTATCATCTTATTCATTCATTATCTTTGATATTACTGATAATACTAATGACAATATCTTCTTATTGAAATTGTCTTGGGATAATCAATTAAAATGGTGGTATCAGAATGGTACAATGGATTACATGGGACGTACACAAGGATTCCAGTCTTCTGGACAATTCAATGGATATCGTGTAATGATGTCACAAACAATGCCTGCAGTATGGGTTAAAGATCCAACTAAAGTATTGAAAATTGTGATGAGAAACCCAATCACAGGTGGTTCATTCTAATCACTCAATATATAAATCAGAGAGGAGCTTATTGTTCCTCTCTGATATTTTTTAACTTAAAACCAACAAAAAAATGAGTACAGCGTTCACAAAAGTTGAAGTCCCTACGGGAAAGAAAACTAAAATTGCAATTAGACCTTATGTTGATGCAACTGTTGCAAACATGGGTTTAGAAGAATACAGCATGGCTTTATATGATGGAGTAGTTCATTTTGAACAATTAGCATGTTTAGAAAATAATGGAGTAGTTAGATACATTACAGGATTAAATGAGTTTGCTCCTGAAATTAAAAAACTACCAACAGAAATGAAAGAAGCTAGAATTAAAGAAATTAGAGCAGCAGTAGCTGATTTAGAAACAGAACTAGCTTCAAATGTTTTAGATGTAGAAGATAAAGACTTCTGGAGTAAAGTAGAATTACTTAAGCCAAATAATACAAAATTTTGGAATAAAATTACTATTGAATGTGGAAATTCTCCTGTGTACTTAGACATGGCTAATCCATATGATAGAATTAAATTTTATGCAATTGAAGCTGGTGGATTTGATATTGTAGCAAAAAGTTATGAAGATGCAAAAACAAAACCAAAACCACCAAAGTTTTACTTAGATAAAGAAGAAGAAACAATATCTACTAGAACTGAATACAAAAAAATGCGTAATAGAGCATTGTCTGAACTACAAAAATTATTTGATAAAAACTCAGCTAAGTTATTCTATGTTGCAAAAGTTGTAGACATTACAAGCATACAATATAAAAAGAACACTCCTAATGATGTTCTATATGACAATATGGATAAATTTATTAATGGAGAAGGTGGAGAGTCTAACAAAGAAAGAGCAGCAAAAGGTTTCCTTGATGCTGTAAATTCTAGCATGGAAGATTTAAAAATTCGTTCTTTAGTAAAAGATGCAATCTTTTATAAAGAGTTAGTTACTAAGGCAGATGGTTATATTTACCATATGAAGACAGGAACTCTTACAGGAAGAAATGTATCTGATGTTGTAGAATATCTTAAGAATCCACTAAACGAAGATATCTATAAAGCAATTAATGAGAAAATTGAAAATAATTGGAACTCTTAAATTAATATGTTATGAAAAACACTAGTAAAAAAACAATGATGAAAAAAAGTGTTACTAAAAAATACCAAGATGGAGGTTCAACTCCTGCAACTCCTTTTGAAAAAAGACAAGCTAAAAAAGTTGCTAAAGCTAAAACAAGAGCAACTGTAGCAGCAATTGAAGGAGAAGGAACTGTGTCTCAAAAAAGAGATAACAGAGCTAAACGTGTATCTACAATGGCAGGTACTGCAAGAACAAAAACTCCTAGAAGATTATCAACTTCAAATTCTACATCAACATCTACAACAGATAACAGAAATAGTGGTAATACAAGAAATACTACTAATTCAGGTGCTGCAGGTGGACAAGGTGGAGCAGGAGGACGTTCTGGTTCTTCTTCTGGAGTAGATAACTCAAGAAAGTCTAGTACTTCAGTTAGACAATCACAAGACAATAGTCGTACAACTAATGTTAAAAA